AAGATGAAGAAGAAAAAGAAAAAAAAGAAGATGAAAAAGATGAAAAAGATGAAGAAGATGAAGAAGATGAGGAAGATGAAGAAGATGAGGAAGATGAGGAACATGAGGAAGATGAAGAATATGAAGAAGATGAGGAAAATGAAGAAGATGAGGAAGATGAGGAACATGAGGAAGATGAAGAAGAAGATGATGAAGATGAAGAAGATAAGAAAGATGAGGAACATGATGAAGATAAAGAAGATAATAAAGATAATAAAGATAAAGAAGATAAAAATAATATTGCTGATAATATACCAACTTTATCACATAAAAATAATCAAAATATAATTTTATCAATATTATGTGGAAAAAAATTAAAAAGAAATAGACCAAATGATAATGAAATAAAATCAAAAAAAAAAAGTAAATATTCAAAAATTATATCAAAATATAATTATGAAGAAAGAGAATATTTTAATAAATTAGATAATAATGAGAAGGAAATAATATATAATAAAGAAATTAATTTAGAAAATAATTATAATAAAAATATAATTCCATCCAGATTTAAATTTTTAAATTATAATATATCTGATGTTGTGAAGAGTATATTATTATTACAATTGGAACAATTAAATAATATGTGTTCTTCGTCAAGCGAATATTATAAATTAAATAATTGGGTTAATACATTATCAAAAATTCCAATAGGTAATTATAAAGAATTAAAATTATATAACGATAGTAATATATCTGAATATTTATTAAATATTAAATCTAATATAGATAAAAATATATATGGACACGATGAAACCAAAGATCAAATAATAAGAATATTAGCACAATGGATTAGTAATCCAGAAAAAACTGGTTATGTAATTGGAATAAAAGGACCTCCTGGTGTTGGTAAAACAAAATTAGTAAAAGAATGTATGTGTAAAGCAATGGATTTTCCATTAGCATTTATATCATTAGGAGGAATAGATGATTCATCATATCTATCTGGATTTAATTATACATATGAAGGTTCTAGATATGGTAAAATATTAGATTGTATAATTAAAGCAGGAGTAATGAACCCTGTGTTTTTATTTGATGAATTAGATAAGGTATCTGGAACATATAGGGGTGATGAAATTATAAATACATTAATACATATAACAGATCCTGTACAAAATGAGAAATTTACAGATAAATATTTTCAAGAAATTGATTTAGATTTATCAAAATCAATTATTATATTTACATATAATAATGAAGAATTTATAAGTCCTGTTTTAAAAGACAGAATGATAACAATTAATGTAAATGGGTATAGTGTTATACAGAAAAAAGTAATAGCAAAAGATTATTTAATAGATGAAATATTACCAAAATATAATATGAAAAAAGGAGATATTATATTTGAGGATAAATTATTAGATTATATTATAGATAATGTAAGTAGCAAAGAAGGTGGTGTGCGAGATTTAAAAAGAGCTATAAATAATATAGTATCATGGATTAATATGATGAAATATATTAAAATCGATAATATAGAAATTAAATTACCATTTAATGTATCAATAAGTTATTATGATAAATATTGTAAAAAAAATAATACTATGTCTAATGATAAAATACATTCGATGTATTTATAATTTATATAAAAAATATTAATTATATATATATATATGAAGGATATAAATCTAATATTAGCAACAACATTTGAAGGAGGGATAGGTATGAAAAATACAATACCCTGGTATATACCATCTGATTTAAAAAAATTTAAAGAAATTACAAGTAATACAATTGATAAAAATAAATATAATGCTGTAATTATGGGTAAAAAAACATATGAATCGTTACCTAAAAAAACAGGGTTGTTAAATAGACTAAATATAGTATTAAGTAGAAAACATAATGATAATAATTACGCAAATGTTTCTGATATTAAAGATAAGTACGATAATAATGATAATAATGATAATAATGATAATAATGATAATAATGATAATAATGATAATGATAATAATATAATTAAAATGAATGATATATCACGTGCTATAGAATATTGTAATTGTAATTATAATATAGAAACTATATATATAATAGGTGGTGGAAAAATATATGATTATTTTATTAATAATAATTACTATATATATAATATATATATCACTATTATGAAAGAATATTATGAGACGGATACATATATAAATATTAAAAATATATTTAAAAATTTTAAATTTGTAAAACACGATGAATATAATAAAAATAAAGATAAATATATATCATATATATGTATAAATAAAAAATCATTATTATAGTAATAATTGAGTTAATAAACATTCAATATAAATGGGTTCCCTGCCTTTATTTGTTAAGATTAATTTATGTTCTAAATCTGCTGCTATTTTAATAATGTTAGCTTTATTTTTTGAGGGTATTATTTTTAATATATCATCTATAATTTGTGAAATTTTAATATTATATTGAAAACAATTATAACTTATATTTCTTATATTATTTATATTATAAGAATTTTTTTTAAAATTTTTAATAAAATCATATAATGGTGGATAATTAAAATTACAAAAATCATAAGTAATTAGATGTGGTTCTTTATCTTCTACAGAAGCTATAAATATTGCTAAAATTAAATTTCTATTATTATTATTAATAAGATTTATATTTAACGATTTATTAAAATAATTAGAAAATATATATATAATTTCATTATTTTTAAATAAAGGTATTCTAATTGATGTAAAACGACTAATAATAGCTTCTTCTATATTAGAAATAAAATATGTAGTACAAATAAAGTAAGCATTATTAGAAAAACTTTCTAATAAAATTTTAAAAACAGAATAATAATCTTTTAATAAATTAATATGTTTAATAATAATAAGATGTTTTTTATCAATAATATTTTTATTTTTTAAAATATGTAAAATAAATTTTGTTAAAAAAGAGTAATCCTTTGGAATTGATGGGTTCATTAAATCTAATTCAATAAAAAATTTATTTTCATAATATATTACATTTTTTTCCCAAAAACATTCTGTTTTATTTATATAATTTATATTATATTTTTCTTTTAATGCTTGTTCTATTAAAATATCTAATGGAAAACCATATACACAATATAATAATATATTTTTGTCATTATTAATTAAAAATTTATATTTTATATATAAATAAGAGTTATTATAAATAATATTTTTAAAATTTTTTTCAAATAAATCCCAATATGTTATTGACTTCATTAAATATTATATAAAAATATTTATATAAATAAATATATATTTATATGTATAATAAAAATCCATATATAATTTTAGGCATATCCAAAAATGCTAGTAATAATGATATAAAAAAAGCATATAAAAAAATAGCATTAGAAAATCATCCAGACAAACATAATGACGATAATGATAATAATAAACAAGAATATATAAATAAATTTATAGAAGCAACTGAGGCATATAATTATTTAATAAATGATAAAGATATGTTTTATCAATATTATGAAGATGAAGATATTAAAAATTGGAAAAATATTTGGGAAGATATGATTAAAACAAAAGATATTTTTAAAGATATAGCAAAAATATTTATAGATAATAATTTAATTAGTAAAAAAAATAAAAATATATATAAATTTACAAATACTTCAATTAAACATAATATAAAATTATATGTTACATATAATGAGGTATATAATAATTTAAAAAAAAAATTAAGATTAATTTTAAAAGATATAAATGAACCTATTTTTATAGATATATTATGCGGAGTAGCATATCCGAATATTAATAGAATATATGTTGACGATGATGATGTCGAACATGATATATTAATTAATTTAAAATTTTTAAATAATGATAACTATTGTCATGTAATTTCAAAAAATGATAAAAAAATAATAAATTTAATTTATAATATTGAATTAAATTTAATAGATTATTTAGAAGGATATAATAATAAAATACATTATATAGATAACAATTTTTTAGATATATATATACCACCATTTAATAAAGAATTATATGAAATTAAAAATAAAGGTATTAATGGAGGATCTCTTATTTTTAAAATAAATTATAAAGATATTAATTTCCAAAAATGGAATATTTTATCATTAAACGATAAAATGGATTTGATAAGAATTTTACATTTATTATTTTAAAGTATATAAGGATTTTATTGTTATATGTAATTATAAAATAAATGAAAAAAAACGTTGCTAAGAAAATTGTTACTCCTACTGCACCTACTTCTGCTCCAAAAACTGAAATGGTTGAAAAAAAAACAAATACGAAAACAGTAAAAAAAACAGTAGAACCAGATGCTGTTAAAGAAGTTATGCCAGTTGAAACTAAAGCAGAAGATGTTGATAAAACTTCAGAAGATATTATTGAAAAAGCATTAGGAGATACTCTAATTAATGAATTAACTGATAAGATTGGATCGGTACAACTTGAATTAAAATCTATTCAACAAACATTAAAACTTCTAGTCAAGGAATATGATAAACAAAAAAAAGTAATTGCAAAAGTACAAAAAAAGAGAGAAAATGCTAAAAAATCACCATCTGGTTTTGCTAAACCTTGCAAAATTTCCGATGAACTATGTACTTTTGTAGGTATACCATTTGGTTCTGAAAGATCTAGAACAGATATTACAAGACATATTAATGCGTATGTTAAGGAAAAAAACTTAAATAATCCTGAAAATCGTCGTGAATTTTTCCCAGATGAAAAACTTAAATCTATTTTAAATGTAAATGATAAAGAAAAAGTTACATATTTTATTCTTCAAAGATTAATCGCGCATCATTTCCCATTAAGTATTAATAAACAAAATGCTTTAGCTGCTGCAGCAGCAGCCAATTCTTAAAAGTAAATTTATAATATTATTTTTATATAAATATAAAATATAAAATTTATTTATAATGGATAAATTTAGATCAATAAATAATAAAAAAAAATTATTTATTGGTTCTAAAAATATGTTAAATGATAAATTAAATATAATACTAGATGATATTGATTTAATTAATATTATTGAGAATTATGTTAATCAGATATATAATAATTATAATAATGAAGATATAGATATTAAAAAATTAAATAATATATGTTTAACAAACATTAAAAAAATATATAATACACCAAAAGAGGTAGATAGTATAAATAATGTAAATAATATAAATAATATAAATAATATTAAAATTTATGACAATAATAATAAATCAAATATTGATAATAATAATGAATATATAAATGGTAATAATGATAATAATAATGATAATGATAATGTTAATATTAATGTTAATGTTAAAGGTATATGTAATAATAATGATAATAGTAATGATAATAGTAATGATAATAGTAATGATAATGCTAATAATAATGGTAATGACAATGATAAAAAATTAGATATAGATTATTTAGAATTAAAAGTAAAAGAATTAGAAGTTAAAAGAAATATTCTAGGAAATAGTAATACTAGTATTGATATGGAGAGAAATATTAATATGAATGATAATATATATACAAATACAAATGCCATACCCGGAAACATAATTGGTAATAATACTATAAATACGTATAGTAATATAAATCCAAATGGTATTATTAATTATAATAATATATCATCTGATATAATATATAAATCTTTTATAATTAGTTCATATAATAGAGATTGGTTTATAAATATAAAAAGAAATTTAATTAATTTAGATTTTAATAGTCTTAAATTAGATATTAATAAATATAAATTTAATCCATATATATTATATTTACCATCATTTGTATCAGAAACAACACCTATTGTATCAATTAATATATATAACAATATTAATTCATATAAATATAATTATATATGTTTTTTTAAAAATATTAATTGGGATGAATGGAGAATATTAGATAATTTAAATATAAATTTTAGTAATAATATTAATAATAATTATAAAATAGAATTATATAATTATTATAATGAAAAAATAGATTTAGGTAATGATAAAATTAAAATAACAGAAGTTCTCGATGACACTAGTTTTAAAAATATTAAAGTATTTAAATTATGGTATGAATATGATTATATTTATGATTTTAATAATAAATATAAAGTTAATGATTATATTATTATTAGAACAAATAATGGATTATATTTTTCAAAAAAAATAATAAAAATTTGTAAAGAAAATGATTATAATAATAATAATAATAATATAATATATATACATGATAATAATAATGAATTAAATATTAATTATTTTTTAAATTCATATATTATGATTTTAAAATATCAATTTTCATTAATTTTTAGATATTATATTAAATAATTAATAATAGATGTAAATACAAATATGATAAGTGTAATTATTTCTAATTTATATTTATACTCTATTTTTTCTATTTCGTATAAATCTTCATTTTTGCTTTCCTTTAATTTATTATCTATATTATATAAATAATAATATAATATTATTGTAAATAATATTAATAATATGATATGAATCATTATTCCGTTACTATTTATATGGAAATTCAAATAATTAAATAATATTCTTAATTTATATACATCTATATTTACAATTATTATAAATATTATTAAAATAGTTATGTAAAATATCAAATATAATAATAACATATAAAAGAAAGATCTAATATTATTATTATCAATCATATATTCAACAATTATAAGTGATATTTGTCTAATTACAAATATTAATATAATAAATATTATTTTATCATTTTGATTTATTTCTAAAACTTTTTCAGGATCTAAATCATTTGTTTTAACACTATTATAAAAATCTTTTTCAATTTCATCATTTATTTTATTATTTTCTTTTTTTGATGTTAAATATTTATCCCATATTTTATTAAATATATTATCTGTTTCATTAACATTATCATACTTTATATCATTACCATCTTCATTTTTATAAGATATTATATCTGTATATGAATTATTATCTATACTTTGATGAATTTTATTATATAAATTAAATAATTCTTTTAATGTTATTTTAAAACTTTCATATTTCGAATTAATATTTGTTTTATTTATTTTATTTATTAAATCGCTCCATTTAGAATTTCCAAAATTTTCTTCATTATTTTCTTTTAAATTTTCTTTTAAAAATTTTATTGCTGCTTGAGTTTCTTTTCTATTAGTATTTTGGTAATCTAAGGATGAAGAGAAAGATGATGAATAATTATAAGAGGAGGATGATGAAATTTGACTTTCAAATTTTTCAAATTGTGATTCAAACTTATTATAATAATTTTTTAATGATGATTTAAATTTTATTAAATTTTCTTTTAAATCTATTAAATCTTTATAGATATTTGTTTTAATTTTTTCTATATAATTATCTATTTGTGATATTATATCAACTCTTTGACTATTAGAATTATTAAAAAGTATTTCTAATGCCAAATTTTTATCATCTGATAATATGGTTTTAAATTTTACAAATGTTGATAACATATCTTCTAATTTTTTATGAATACCAGAATTATTATTAAATATAATTGAATCATCATTAGTTAAATAATCAATTGAATTAATAAAATCTAAATATTCATTTTTATATTTACTAATTTCTGTTCTCGCTGTACTTTTTGATGTATCACTAAAGTTATCAATTTTACTAATATTTTTTTCATATGAAAATTTATCATAATATTCTTCAATTTGTGTTAATTTTGTTGATAGATTTTTTATACTATTTCCAAATTGTTCAAAATATTCATCAACATACCTTTTATTATCATTAATCTCTTGTATTATGTTTTTTTTTTTTAAAATAATATCATTATTTTTTTCTTGAAGTGTATTAACATTTAGATCTATACTTTTTCTTTTTAATTTTTTTAATAATTTTTTCATTTTTTTACTTTTTTTTTTAATAATAATATCTTTATCACTCATAAGACTATATTTATCACTCTTAACACTATCTTTATCACTATTATCACTATTATCACTATTATCACTATTATCACTATTATCACTATCTTTATAACTATCTTTACTATCTTTATCACTATCTTTATCACTATTTTTATCACTATTTTTATCACTATTTTTATCACTATTATCACTATCTTTATCACTATCTATTTTATTTTCTTTATTTTCATCTAGTTCGCCTCCAATAATTTTATTATATAATTGACGGAAAGCTTTATTCATTTTATAACTAGAATTACTATCGTGACTAAAATTACTATCATTACTAGAATTACTATAATCACTATAATCACTATAATCATTATAATCACTATAATAACTATCATCTATATTAAGAATGTTATTAGCGTATTTGTAATTTTTTTTCCCACCTTTTAGTCGTGAGTATGTATCTTTTGTATCTTTTGTATCTTTTGTATCTTTTGTATCTTTTGTATCTTTTGTATCTTTTGTATCTTTAATTTTTTCTAAAAGTCTTTTTAAATATGATGCTTTATTTTTATTAGCATCATTGTCTTTAATTATTTTTTCAAGGTTTTTTCTAATGTCTGCCTTAGAGTATGTATCTATTTCATTATTAGTATCTATAATATTATTTATTTCTTTTTCAAGATAAATTATTTTTTTTTCATTTTTTTCCTCTTTATCGTAATCATTTTCTTGTGATATATTTTCTTCAATATTTATATTATCAGTAGGTATATATGTTATTAATTCATTTCTTAAATTTTTTAAATGTTTTATTTTTTTATTTGGATTAATATAATTATTATTAATTAATAATTGATATGTTTTTATTAATTCTTCATATTTCTCATCTTTTTTTATAATTTTTTTTTTTATTAAATTATAATTATTTATAAATCTTCTATATATTAATTGATTATATTTTTTATTTTTATTAGTAGATATTAAATCTATATCATTATTAATAATATCAATTTTATTTTGTAAATTATTTAGTTCTTCAGTTGTTAATTTTTTATTTTTTTTTATATTTATTAATTTATCTTTTTTTTTAACCAGATCAATATATATTATATTTTTTAAAATTTCATTAATAATATATTCTCTGACTGGGTCTTGATTATTCATTTAATATTATACTCTAAATTAATTAAATATAACATTTTTAATAATTTATAGCTATAATTGATGTAAAAAACCATATAACTAAAGTAAATTTATTTAATGAATTTTTAATTTCTTTTTTTTTATCATAACTATAATCAATTATATTATTATCTGATGTTGTTTTTAATAATAATGGAATTAACATAAATATTATTATAAATATAGTATGTATTAATATTCTACCATTTCTTTGTATATTTGCTCCGGGCACTATATAAAAATAATATAATGAATTTGCTAAAAATGAAAATCCAGTATTTCCATATATTACAGATTTAGTATTATATTTATATGTAATATTAACTATTAATAATATTATATATAATAATATTAAATATACTACACTATATAATATAAATGTTTTATGAAATGTATATATATAATTTGTATTTATTGCCCAATTAATAATAGATAATGTTATTAAACGTAATATAAATGTTATTACAATAAATAAAATTTTATCTTCTTTAGATATACTTAAAGTTTTAATAGGATTTATTGTATCATTTAAATTAGATATTAAATCCTTATATTTAGATATTTTTATATCATCAGATAAATTTTTATTATTAACTATTTTTTCTATTTTTTGTGAATAATTATCTAAATAATCCTTACTATCGTCTACAGATTCAACAAATTTTATATTTTTTTCACCACCATATTGTTTATGTGTAACTTCGGATATTTCTTTTATTAAGTTATCTTTATTTTCTTTATATTCATTATCTATATCATAACTAATATTTTTTAATGTATTATAAATCCTACTATTTAAATTTTGTATTTTTAAATTTTTTAAATTTTTATAATCTTTATTTTCTGTATCTATTTTTGTTAAATCTGTATGTAATTTTATTATTTTTTTATATAATTTATCTTTTTCCTTTCTGTTTTCTCCTATATTTTTTAATGTATACATAAATTTTCTTAATATAGATGGATCTCCTAATGTTTTAACAAATTTTTTATAATATACTAATCTTCTAGGATTAATTTTTTTTAAAACATTATCATCAATTAATGAAGTAAAAAAATCCACATTTTTTATCTTATTATTTTGTTGTAAATCTTTATCTATTAAATTTATTGTTTTAGACCATTTAATATCCATATTTTAATAATATATTCTTCTTTATGTAATAATATAAAAAAAATGTTTCAAAAATTTCTACCAGTAATTATAAATGAATATATTATTGATATAATTAATAATATGATTGTTAGTGATATTATAAAATATGTATATAAATTATTAAAATAATAATATCCTATTTTTAATATTATCATCAATATAGAAATCCATATTAATATTATAAATAATAATATTATTTTAATATTATTATTATTATAAGGTTGTGATTTTAATTCCATATTAGTTATTGAATTTAATAATTTATCCATATTTACACATTTTGGTTTTAGATCAGTTTCACTTGTCTCTTCGCTACTATCAGAACATTGTAAATTACCTAAAATTTCTAAAGATTTTTTATTGTTATAATAATCCAACAATTTTTTTGAATAATTTTTCATTTTATTTATAGTATTATCATTATTAAAATGAAATGGAAAATATATTATTGGAAAATTATTAATAGGAATATTATTTTTATCTATTTGCTTTATATCATTATCATTGCCTATTATATACATTATCTATTACTATTATCTAATATATTTTATTAATATTAAAGCTATTAAATAACTCATTATCAATATTATAATACTATAATTAACTTCTTTTATATTATTTTTATAATTATTATCATCATTATTGTTATCACATTCGGATAATAATATATCACTATTTGATGTTTTATAATTAGTATTAATTAGAGATATATTTATATCTTTATTATTATCATTAATGTTATTAAAATTATTAATTAAAAATTTAGTTATATCATTATTTTTGTTTATTATTTTGCTTTTTTCTTCTAATTTTATAAATATTTTATCTATTTTTTCCACAATATGATTTATATATAATACTGTATTATTTTTTATATCACGAGTTATATCCATATCTGCCTGAAAATTAAATAATTCATATTTATTAACTAAATAGTAATTATATATTAATAATTTTATATATTCATCAGAAATATAATCAATAATTTCATCATTAATTTCTATGTCTTTATCTAAATTATCATATTCCTCTAAGTTTAATAATTTTAAAATTGTATCAGTATAAGTATTATCATAATTTGTTGTTTCACTAATTTTATAAATTGTTATAGTATCAGTATCGCTATTTTGTATTTTAATATATTTATTATTTCCTATATCCAAATTTGCTTTTAAAATATTAATTATATCATCAGTTTCGCGCAATATATAAAAATTATCCGAACCAGAAGATTGTTTAGTTAATAATATATTTGTTAATATTTTTTCATCGTCTATTAATTCGGTATATTCAGCATAAATATTTTTAGATAAATCTTCTTCTGGTATTTTTTCATATTTTATACCTATTATTTTATTAAATATACAATTTTTAAGATATTTTGTAAAATAGTTTTTTTTAATTATTAAATTATTTTTAATACTATCATATGTGTAATCTTTATTAATTATATTATCTAATATATATTCTGATATATCAATATTATTTTGAATATTTAAATAATTTAATTTATTTAATTCATTTTTAAAATTATTTATATTGTAATAATTTGTAACTTTATTTAGTTCTAAATTTAAATTTTTTATAATTTTTTCCACATTATCATAATTAACACAATTACAATTATTAAAACATTCATCGCCATCATTACCTCTTCCGTAAAATAAATTATGATCAAAATTTTCAACTTTTATATAACTATCTAATTTTATATAGTTATTATTATCAATATGCTTTACATTATCAATATAGTCTAAATTATTAATATCTATATTATTTATATTAAAAATTTCACTTAATAATAAATATATTATACTTCTAAAAACATATTTTGGGGTAGCATTATCTTTTTTTATAAAATTATTAAATAATTCATTATTATTTTTTAAACTTTCAATATATTTTTCATTCGGTAATTTAATAATATAATCATTTATTAAATTATTATATTCTGATGTACTATTTATTACAAATAATAATATAAATAAAATTATAAATGGTATAATTATAAAATTATAGATATTATTTTTTAAATATTCATATTTATTTATATATTTTAAAATTAAATATATTGATACAAATAATAAAATCAAAATGATTAATATAAATATTAATCCTGCTATATTTTTTTTAAATATAGATTTAATATCTTTAGTAATTATTTCTGTTTTATATAGTTTATTATCACCACTATCATTTACTATTTTTTGATTATTATTATTTTTAATTATATTAATATAGTTTTCTATTTCTGATATTATAATAACACATACTCCATATGCTTGTTGTTCTATAGACATATCATCATTTTTATATTTTTTTATTATTTCTTCTGATACTTTTTTTTTATATAATCTCAAATCTTCACTATTTCTATTACTTATTAATAATTTACCATTATCATAAGCATAATTTATATAATTTGTTATTATATAGTATATTAAATTTATTTTATTAATATAATCATCACTTAATTTTTGTGTTTCTATTAATTTAGATTTAATTTTAACTTTAATTTCATCTATATTATTTATATTTATAGGAATTGTAGGATCATATTCAACTGGTTTATAATCTAAATTAGGAGTATTTTTTATTGATTTAATTTTTTCTATATTCTTATAATGATCATTTAAACCTATAATTTTTTTTATATAGTATTCTAAAATATTTTTATTTACACTACTTTCGTCATATGTGTTTGTATATAATATTAATATATTTGTTAAAAAATATATAGTTATTATATATATAAATGAATATAATATAAATAATATTAATTCACTTTTGTTATTTGTACTTTTATTAAAATTGGATAAGTCATATATATTTAAATATATTTTTAATAAAATTAATATAGATATTATTACGACTGTTGCTATCCATATTTTGTTTTTACTATTAAATATACTATAATTTTTTCTTTTACTTAAATCTAGTAACAAATATGTTATTAGTATTATTGGATATAATATGGTAATTAAACATATAAGTATTATAAATAATATATACATTTTATTTATAATACTTAAATTTTTAGTATAATCTATATTACATAATGTTTTATAAATAATAATATTAAATATTATAGATATAATTGATGTAAATATAATTGATATAATTAATGTTAGTATAAAATTATTATTATTTAATAATAAATTTTTATAATTTAATCCAAATTGATATCTACTTGTTTCGTATTCGATTTTTTCATTATGACAATTTTTATTTAAACTATTACCATAATCATATATTGTAATATATTTAAAACATAAATTTGTTAATTTGAAAAATTCTTGAAATATTATTATTAATACTATAATATATATGATATATATAATAATATCAAATGATATTATCATTCTTAATTCTTTATTTTATTAAGATATAAAAAAAACTTTTTATTTTATATATTGAATTGAAATATAAGATAAAATATATATTAATATTAATAATGTTATTAATGAACTAGTCTTTTCAACTTTTATTTTATTTTTAATTATATCATTTTCGTCTATAATTTCATCATTATTATTATCAATAAGATTTAATTTTGGTTCTATAGTGTTAGTTTTTTTATAATTTAATATGTGTATATCAAAATTATTATCATAATTTATATCTTTTATTATTTTATTAAAATTAATTTTATCTAAATTTTTTTCATTTATTTTTAAATATATATTTAATTGTAAACTATATATTTTATCTATTAAATTAAGTATTTCCTTATTAATATTATCAGTATCTACCATTATTGTTTCTCTTATAGATTTAAAATTTTCTGCTGATGAAAATAGTATATCTATATCTATTACATTTATATAATCATATATATTTTTATTATCTATAATTGATATTTCTTTTATATCATCTATGATTTTTAATCTATATGTTTCAAAAAGTTCTTTTAAATTATTTTTTTTTTCTGTATCAGTACTTACTTTATTTTCAAATAATCTTTCAGAATTAAAAGTTTCACCGTTTATAGCAGATTTTAATATATTTTTTAAAAAATTTAATTCTTCTAAATATTTTATTTTTATATCATTTACATTAAAATTATCTTTCATTATATTTTTAGTATCATAAATAGTTTGTATATCATTAAAATTAAATATTGCTTCTAAAATTTTATCATTATAATTATTTTTCATATATAATATATAATAATTTATAAAATATATTACTACAAATACTTTAACTAACTTTCCATTCTGATCTTCACTAAGACTAATATCAACAATAGTTTCTTGTGTATTGCAATTATTTTGATCAGCATTTTTATCTTTAATAACTATTTTATCAAATTTTTCATTATCATTATTATTATTACTATCATTATTATTATCATTATCAGTATCGTTATAATTATTATAATTTTTTTTTATTATATCACGAACTTCATTATTTTTATTATTTTCATCATAATCTATTTCATTAGTTGTTAATATATGATTTATTTCTTTAAAACTTACAATTATTATATTTTTATATTCATTTATAAAGGATTTAGAATCATTATCAATAGCATATTTTTTTATAAAATATTTTTCCAAGTTATTTTCAGTTATTTCTATAGTATTTTTTTGTCTATTTGTAATTTGTTCTTTTTTAAAATGTTTTATATATGTATTTTTAACATTAATTATATATTCTATATATTTATCTATAATTAAATTAATTAAATTTTCATATTGTTTTATATCATCTGCTATGTTATCTAAATTTTGAGTAAATTCAGTATTAAATCTTATATTTAAATTATTTATATTTTTATTATCTAATTGTTGACCTAAATAATTTTTATTACCTGTTTTATAATTTTGTATTGCTATATATATTTTAGTTTTTATTTTATTTTTATAATTATTATAATTATTAATATTAGTATCTTGATTTTTATCTATATAATATATATGTTTAAAACCATCATCTAACTCTACATCAAAAAATATATATTTTAATATATAATATAATATTAATGTATTAATTTTTGAACAAGTTTGTGACAAATCTTTATCAATTTTAAATATGTCTTCTTTATTTTTATTATTTAAATAATAATTTATATTATATTCATTATTATCATTATAATTTATATAATTATCATTATCATATTGAAATTCGGGTGTTATATTTATATTTTTTTTTAATAAATTAATTTCATTTAAATTTAAACTAAGAGTTTGATCTTTGTTTATTGCTTCTAAAAAATCACTAAAAGTTTCATTATATAATACTAATAATATAGTATTTGCTATATTTTTTTCTATTTTTTTAGTTGTTGTCAATATATTATCATTATATAATATATTGACAAATGACTTATTAATTTTTTCTAAATCTTTTTTATATAAGATATATGGTGTTTCTATTAAATATTTATTAATATATGTATTAAATGTCGATGTTGAATTTATCAATATATATATTATTAATAATAAAATTAATGGAATTATTATTATATTATATATAAATTTAGTAGAATTATTATTAAATAATATATTATAACAATTTTCATTGTTTGTAATATAAAATAAACAGTTTATTATATTTTTAATAGATGATCTATCATAATATAAAATAGGTATTCTATTTATTATTAAAATTAATGCTATAGATATTAATATAATTATTAATATAAATATAAATAAATTTAATTTATATTTATCCATATTTGAAATTTTATTTGTATAATATTTTAATCCAAATATATCATATATATATTTATAATAAATATCTTTATCGTCTTCGTCTATAAATTTAACATTTTCATCTCTATTTATATATAAATTAATAATTAATTTAACATAATATATAATACCTATAAAAAAACACATTATAAATAAAATAAATAAATTATTTATTTTATCAGACTGTATTGAAATTATTAAAACAGTTATTATAGATAATATTATAAATATTTGTAATGTTTTATTAATATATTTTTCATATTTATTAAATAAATTTATATTATCTATTTTTAATCCTAAATATAATGGAATATATCCTATTATTATTATTCCCAATATTAATATTAACAAATAATAAAAATATTTAAAATTATTATTATCTACACTTAATTTATATAGTATTTTAAATATTATAGTAAATAAAATTATACTAAATATAATTGAATATATAATAGAAATTATTAAAATTAGTAAATAATTGGCATTATTATCATTATCATTATTTAATTTATATTTAATTATATTATTAAATAATTGATATCTATCAGTTTCATATTCTATATAATCATTTATACATCTTTTTTTTAATTCATTTCCATAATTTTTATAATTCATATATGTATAACAGAATTTTGTTAATGATATTAATTGAATTAATATATATACTGATATAATAATTATAGTAATATAAATAATTATTTTTTTTGCTAATATATATACTTTATTTTCTTTATCATCCATTATTTATCCTTTATAAAAAAATAATATAAAAATAAGATTTATTTATTTCAATATTAACCATAATAATATTAAATATAATAATAATATTATAAATATTATTATTGAATATAATGTATTATTAATTAATATATATATATAATGTAAAATCAACATTAATAATATTATATATAATAATAAATGAATAATTATATGTGAATATTTTTTTATAATATTAACTATTTCTTCATCTTCTAAATTTATATTATTAAATAATATATCTTTATTATTATTAAAATAATTAATTGGATCTATAATTTTTTCATCACCTAATAATATATTTATTTTATCATTTATAGATTTTTTTTTATATTCATTATTTACTATATCTTTTAAATATATTTTATTTTTATTATTTATAGTGTATATATCATCGAAATATTCTTGAAAATAATATGGAGAAGTATTATCCAAATTTATAAATTTTAAAAAATCTCTTTTTTTATAAGCATTATCACTTATATATTTTATTTCTAATTCATTACTTATATTATATATATATGATATATTAGATTTTATTATATTATCAAATGTATTTTTATTTATTTTTTTATCTGTTTTAAATTTAAATATTTCTTCTTTTATATTAATATTATCATCATTTAAATACAGTAATATATTTAATATTTTATAAGTTAGATTATATTTATATAATTTATTATTATTATTTTTTTTTAATTCTTCTATTTTTTTATGATTTTTTATTACTATATTACCTATATATATATATATAATTATTAATATTAATATTATTATTATTCCTTTAATATTTTTAGTACTTGAATATAATATTAAAAATATAAATAATAATATTATTAATATTATATATATTAATTTATATCTATCTGTTGTATTTTTATAATTACTATTATCTATATTATAAATATAATTATTTAAATTATATCTATATGTTTCTAATTCATATAATGATTTATTATTTAAAATATAACACTGTTTATAATTAAGATCATAATAATCGTTATTTCTATATATTTTTATAATATCTAAAATATTAATATTTAATAATATAAATATTATAATAAATATTAATATTTTAATCATTTATCTTTATTATTAATAGATGTTTTTTATTATTTAATTAAATTTAGTAAAAGTATCTTTTAATATATATATAACTAATATTATTAATATTGATGATATAAATAAATTTGATAAAAAGTACCATCCAATATTTACCAAATAATTATCATCATCTATATTATTATTAGCATCTGATATATATTGATTTAATAGTGTTATTTTATTATTAACTTCTATTAATATTTCATTTGATTTATCAATTACTATTGTTTCACTAGTATTTTCCCAATTATATTTAAAATATGGTATGGGAACTTTTCTATAATTATTTGGTATTAATCCATAAAAACTTTTATCATATTTAAATGTTTTCCAATATTCGTCAATTACAGAAATGTTTTTATCTTTTATAAAATAATTAAATACTTTATCAGTAGAACCTTTTATTTTATTATGTCCATTATGTATATGTTTTATTAATACATATATTATTATCATGCCAGTAATCTCTTTTGTATAATAATTTTTATCTTGGACTGGTTTGTGTTCATCTGATTCGGGTAAATGTAGTGTTTTTATTTTATCTTGTATATTTTTTTTAATTTCATAATCATCGTCAATTTTATTTTTTATTAAATTAATAAAATCATCATTAAAGAATTCAGGATGTGTATGTGTCGGTGTATCTGTGTGTTCATGTGTCATATCTTTTTTGATTTGATTTAATAAAATATCTATACATATTACATTCAAATAAGTATCTAACATTTTATTATATATTTTTAAAAACATTGTTTTATACAATATTATATTTATAATTAAATATATAAAACAAATACCAGATGCCTTTAATATTTGTATAAATGTTTTATCATTAAACATATCGGTACTACTACTATTTTGAGAATCTACAATTTGTGTAACTATATATAAAATTACACTAATAACTAATATCATTATAAATGTTATAAAAAATTTAAAACAAATAAATATTAATCTAATACATAAAAAAATGTTAAATATTGGTTCTTTAGCATTATTATAATTTTCATTTATAAATTTTGCACAATTGGGTTCGTGCTCATTAATATATTGTAATTTTTCAATATAACTTAAATCATCCCAATTTTTCATCTCAGTATTTCCTTCTTTTTTATTATTTTCTTCAACTAGAGTTGCGTGATTATTTTTGATTTCAGTTAACTTATCCTCCCCAAGTGTTTTTATTGTAGTTTCAGCTATACTTTCTTCAGTGGGATTAGGAGGAGCTTGAGTTATACCTGGTGTATTAGATGAACCATAAAAATCTTTTATTATATTTGAAAATTTAATTATTTGTTCTGTTCCTGTTGTTGGATTATTATATGTATTTATTAAACCTGGTAATGAACTATTGTCTATATATGTAATATATTCTAATAATTTATATCTAAATGTATCTTTTGTTAATACATTACTATGCTGTACAGAACCAATTTCAATAAAACATTTATATAAAAATTTTAATATATTAAAAATATGTATTATAGAAATAATTATACATATTAAAATTATTATACCCAATATTACATCGTAAATATATATTACAATTTTTTCTAAATTTTTTGTAATATTCGTTAAATCAATAGGTTTTATATTATTATTACCATATTGTAATAATGGACCATCTTTTAAACCAAAACTACCATCGTTTTTTTCTAAAGTATTAGTTTCTCTATTTTCTGTAGTTTCTGTAGTTTTTGTGCTTTTTAATATTTCTAATATTTCAAATAAATAATTTATTATATTTTCACAATTTTCAGCATTATTACCTTTTTTTATTATATCTTTTATTTGACTTATTAGACTTATTATAGTTTTATTTGTTTCATCTTCAAATCTTTTGTTTATAAGTAAAAACAAATCACTAAATTCATCATCGTTAATATAAAAAGAATTTGTCACCGCATCTTCTTCTTTTTTAGAGTTTTCCGATGATATTTTGTTATTTTTAAAAAAGTTAAAAAAATTTCCTCCTTTTGAAGTTGTTTCTTCATCATTATTAGTACTTCCGGTAAATGAAGCATCTTCATAACTATCATTAGGTACACCAGATACAGTACCTTCAATAGTTTTTTTTTTAAACATATCAAACATAGCACCTCCTGAAATATTTTTTGATCTCTGGTTAAAATTTATTATTCCTTCTCCTTCTTTTTCTCTCTCTCTCTCTCTTTCTCCCTTTCCTTCTCCATTTCCTTCTCTCTCTCTTTCTCCCTTTCCTTCTCTATTTCCTTCTCTTTCTCTTTCTCCCTTTCCTTCTCCTTTTTTTTCTCTCTCTTCTCCTCTCTCTT